TAGATCATCATTGTTTTCACTGTTGTGTACTTGGTTTGTTTTTTCAATGGATGTAGACGTTGCAGGCACTGGGCTCTCCTAAATTCTTCTAAATATAGCTTTTAACTACCGTTTAATATAGTGAGCCTAAGTGTGCCTAAGTGTGCCTTTGTAACTATTATTTACCTGCTTGTGCAAATATTTTAATAGTATATGTTTTTGGTTTAGTTGTGTAAGTCTCTATCAAAGTACTCATAATAGAAATGTATGTTCTTTAATGGTCCATAACTAAAGAAGCAAGGTAAAATAAATCTAGCCGTTTCGTTTAGCATACTAACAATTGGTACTTGATCAAAGTCTTCTTCTAATAAACCAATTGGATTTTGTTCTATATCAGAGAATGCTTCTGGTTGTTCAACACTAAAGTTTACTTGCCATATATTGTGTATACCGTTATAGCTTTCACCAAAATCAGGTCGAGGGAATTCGCCATTGGTCATTTTAACATCACCTTTGATTGTAGGTTGTGTGCGTAAACCAAGTGTTTGCAACATAGTTTGATAGTTTCTATGTTGATTGCGTTTTAGATCATCATTGTTTTCACTGTTGTGTACTTGGTTTGTTTTTGTAATATCAACCAATGTCATAAGCGAATAATTATAGATTCTCTGTTCCATGCTAGTACTTATGTCACAAAAAAAGGGCTACCAAAAGTAGCCCTTTTAAATTGTTTGCTTCGTAAATTAATTACGCGGCAACTGTAATTGCTCCACCTTCGGTGACTGTTGCGCCACTGAAGTCATAACCACTTACTGTTCCCATTGCACGGATGCTAACTTGTAGATCAGCGGCTGAAACGGCATGACCGTCCATTACTACTGAAACTGCTCCTGCTGTACCTTCTGAATCGAAAAGTACACAAGCTGAACCAAGGTGTTGTGCTAGAGCTTCGATTGCTCCACCAATTCCGCCTTCAGTTGCTAGTGATGCACCTGCGTCAATTACGAATGCTGAATGTGAACCTGTTGCATACAATGTTTCATGTGCATGTCCTAGGCCATTTGCTCTTGTTACTGCTGGCATTTGATTTCTCCTTAAAATGCGGTGTAAACCTGCATGGTCTACTATGCATTTATTTATCTTTTTTAATTAAAAAGCGATAATAATATTAGTTAAAATGTGCGGCTCCAAAGCCTTCTCTGTTAACAATTTTAACTAAACCGTGTTTACTGTTAAAAACAAAGCCTTCGCCTTCTTGTTTTCCACCGGTCCACTGTTCAAAACCGCTAACTTGTTGCTCTAATTGTAATGCAAGATGTGCTTTTAATCTGTATATACTATTCCATATATTGTATAGTGCTTTAAGTCCATCTTCATGAGCATGTAGATATCCATCGTCTGGATTGGTTAGGAAATGTAATTGTTTTCCACTTACATTGGTTTCAAGCCATTTCTCAAGTGGATCACTTGTTTGTTTTGTAATTTGATGATTCATAAACTTTTGCAATGCTGATTGAGCTACTTTGGCCATTCCTTGTAAAAACTCATCAGCTAGTTTGCCTTCACCTTGTACAGCCTTTTTAGCGGCTCCTACTAGTTTAACTGGGTTCTTTAAACTGAATTGAATTCCTGCTGTAGGACTTAGTATTGCCACATCACTTGCACCTTGATCAAGTCCGGATTTTCCGTCCCATGGTGCATCATTAAAACTATGTACTGCTACGCCTGCTACTCGTCCAGCAATAACTTTACCAATGTTGCTGTTAACAGGAACACGATATTCTACTGTGGTGGGTTTAAATACATAACGACCTTCAATTGGTTTGAGTTGTCCTACCCACATTAGATCACTTTTAAATAATCCGTCGGTACTTCCAACTGCGGCTTTTAATCCTGGCCATACTGTTTCAACTTGTGTATATAAGTTTCCTCTGTCAGCACCTCTATCTTTATCATACTGACGCCATTCATCTGGGCTGGTTGCAAAAAAACCTTTAGCTGGCATATACTTGTCTGTTATTACAAACTTGCCTTCTCTGTTTCCAAAATACAATGCAACACCGCCGTCCCATTTAATACTAACACTACCTGGGTCTTCAATTACATCTAGTAATGCTTCTAAGTAATTGGCGGCTCTTGCTGAACCTTGGAATATAGCATCTTCAGGATGTGCAATACGAGGACCGTCCTCATTTAAGAATTCAAATAAATCCATTACATAAACTTCCTAAACCAAGCCTGTGTTCCTACTGGCGCCGACTCAGCTGATTCAGGAAGTGTTAAATTATCTCTTGAAAATCCTTCACGAGCATCAACGACCAGCATATTGTAATCAGGACGACCTTTAATAGCATCAACTATATCTTCTACACTGTTTAGTTTACCAGCTGGAATACCTAAATGTTTACTAATTCCTGCGGTAGATTTGCCACCTTCTACAGGCATGTTATCGGCTCTATTAATAAGTCCGTTTTTGTAACTCCATTTGTATCCTAGTGCTTTAGCAATACTAGCCAACAATATGTGTCTGTGTAGTCCTTTAAAGTCACTGCCTTCGGCTCCGCCTTGTAGACTAAAACTTTGCCATTTTGGATCACCAAACATAAAATCAGTCTGAACATAACCATTAGCCGGATCACCATTGATAGGTGTTTTGTGATGAACACTGTCGCCACTCTTTTTAATATCTGCTTTATCAACGCCTTTTTTCAGTAACACATCAATAAGTGTTTGTTTATCAATTTTGCTTACATCAACAGCAAGATCTAAATCACCTGATGTTTCTTTTTTACCTGTTGTTCCAAGCATGTTGTCTACTAGGCTTAAACCAGTTAAGTTCTCTAACCACTGGACAGTGGGTGTAACATCAGCACGATTAATACGTTGAGTAAACGGTTTTTTAGTAGTTGGATCTTTAAATATATTTCCGCCTTCTTTTAATTTCATTTTAGGCGCCTGCTAACTTTTCATCTGCTGACTTAACAACTGATATAATATCTGCTTTAATTTCTTTGGATTGCTTGTTAACCCAGTCAATAATTTTATCAACATCAATGTTTGAGTCTTCTTCTGGCTCTGGAATAGGTGGTACTTCAATTCCTGCATCAGTAAATGCTTTTGTACTAACTTCTTGTGATACTTTGTTCTTGCTTAATATTTTTGCTATCTCTGCAGAATCTTCTGGCTTACCAGCTTTCTCCCAGGCTTTTTGCAACTTCTGAGCAGTAACACGAGTAGTCATATTCTTGCCGACGTCTGCGGCTTTTTGCATACCTTTGGCGGCAATTTGTTTTGCTTTAGTAGTAATAGCACCAAGACTAATTTCATCAAGTTGTTCTGATTCAGACAAGAATGCTACTTGATGAAATAGTACACGTATCTGAGATTCAGTTAAAGCTGGTGCTGATAAGAACTTACTTTCAGTTCCTCTTACTGCAACTTTGTCAATTTCTTCATCGCTGGCACCGCTCATTTCTTCAGGCACTGGATCTTCAATCTCTCCAGGAGGCGAAGATCTATCTGCTGTTGCTTTAAGTGAGTCAGCTTGTTGTACCGCCGCTTGAATTACTGGACCCATTACTTCAGCCTTGGTTTTAAGAGCTCCAACACTGTCTTCAAGACTATCAAATTCTCCAATTATGTCTTCAAGTTGATCTATACTAAAGTTATCTTTGTTTTCACTTGCCGCTTGGACTGCATCAAGTATTGCTCGTCTATCACCCTGTACAGGATTGTTCTGCAACTGTGTCATAAAGTCATGGTATTCTGCTGAGGCTTTGTACCATTCAGGACTAAACGATTTTCCTGAACTAGTAATTGCCTGTTTAAATTCGTTAAACTTAGCTAATTCTTCTGGATTCATTATGACGTTATAATTGTAATTAAAACCGTTAATATTGCCCGAACCTGTATATATTCTACCATCGTTTACAAGCGAGTCAACTGTATCGTTACCAAATTCAGCAGTAACATCTGACATTGCGTCTTTAAAGTTTGCATCATTCATTGATGCTTCTAATGCATCAATATCTGCTAAGCCTGCTGATTCAATGTTAGCAATAACTTCATCACTGATCATCTTAAATGATTGGCCTGCAAGATAACCAAGTGCGGCCGCTTTCGCGCCTTTACCAATTGCTGTTGAAAGTTTTTCACCTTTAATAAGTTCGTTAGCACCACGTAATACTTGTCCAGCAATAGCACCACCAACTGGTCCTGTTGCTACAGCGGCAACCGCTGTTAAAATACCAATAGCAAACGCTGTTTTAGCAGGATTTGCTTTAGCATAGTCGCCAAGTCCTTGTACTGCTTCTAAAGTCTTTTTACCTGCGGCACTTTGCCCTAATTTTGTTTTTAAATCTCTTTTAATTTGTTCAAATTTTGAATCAAACGCTTTAACTGGTGCAGTATCTTGTAGCCACTTACCAGCATCATTAAGCATTTTATTACCAGCATCAATAACATCTTTACCTTTACCTAATGCTGTTCTGTTTGTTCCGCTATCGTTAGCGGCTTTTTCAGCGGCTTGGAACAATCCTGTAATTTGATCTGCTGTTAATGCGGCTTCAATAAGTGGACGGGCATCATTGTAAATGCCTTCAACAATACGCCTTTGTTCAGCATCTAGATCCAAACAAACACTCTCTAGTAGAGCATTACTTTTCTTTAAATAATTTTCTTTGAGAACTTTGTGTTCTAACGATTTAAACTGATCAATTTTCATTACTTCATTCCTAATGCTGTCTTTAATTTTTGTAGAGCTGATTTATTTGCTTTACCAATTTCAGCTTTCATACTATCTATTTCTGCAGGATCTGCGGCACCTGCTTCAGCATCACCGTCAGTTTTCATTGGCTCTCCAGTTTTATCGTCAAGTCCGTCTTTGTTAGCATCAACTTGTGCATTGATATCATTTGGATCTGGTTTACCGTCGCCGTCCTTATCAACTGGCATTGGCTCTCCAGTTGCATCATCTTTTCCGTCTTTGTTGGCATCAACTGGTGCTGGCATTGGCTCTCCAGTTGCATCATCTTTTCCGTCTTTGTTGGCATCAACTGGTGCCGCGGGCTTTTCTGATCCTGCTGGTGCAGGAACTGGTTGAGCACTAACAGGTGCTAATGCTGTTCCTTGGTCAACTGCTGACAAGTACAATTTAAATGCTAGATCGTTTTTGATTTGTCCGCCTTGGAACTTGCCCGAAGGCATAAGTTTAGTCCACTGTTGACCTTCCCACTTATACGTGGCTGTGCCGCCGCCGCTTTGTTTAATAGTGTATTGTGTTCCAACTGGAATATCTTTTGGATCTTTAGTGGTAACTTCTTTAGTACCTTTGTCGCCTGGTTCAAGCACTGCTGGATTATCCTTGGGTGCAGGAGGAGTAGCACCTCCTGCATCGTCACCAGCTAATTCTTTTTTGCCAAACTCACCAGCGGCTAATTCAATACTAACCATCTGCTTGATATATTCTCTAGTCTTGCCAACGTTTGCGGCTGTGCCTTTTTGTGGTCCTGGCCATGGATCATCTTTAGCGTGTTTACGGAATTGAGCAATAAACTTAACGAGCTCAGTATCAGTGTTTAAGTCTGCGTTAGCTTGAATCTTTTCGTTCCATCGTGCAAATGTTTGATCGCTTAACTTTTTAATCATTGCACCAGCTTCACCTTTGGCAACACCTGCTTTTGCACCGGCTGTTGGGCTTTGTCCTTTGACTAATGCACTAACTGCACCTTTTGCTCCACGTGCTATATTAGTAATACCAGCCGCAGTAGTTGATGGTGTCAACGGGTTTAACTCATCAAGCTGTTGTTCTTTTAATATAATTTCATTTATTTTCATTGCTTGTCATGCCTTCTCATATTACCATTTACGACAAGACCAATATCTGGCCTTGGTTTTCGGTCCTGGATTGTCACAGTTGTGTCTAGCACGAAAACTCTTACGAGCTTTAGGATTATTCTTTCTAATCTTCATTGCTTTACCTTTAACACTACTTCCGCCATGTCCAAAGTTAACCTTTTTTACGTTACCTGTTTTAGGATCTTTTACATATACCTTAAACTTCTTAACATCACCCTGCATAGGCTTGTTAAGTTTAACTTTACGTCCTTGATACTCTGCTTCAAATAAATCATTTTCGTCTATGCTATATCCTAGTTCGCCAAATGTTTCAAAGAACTTGTCATCATCTTCAAACGTAAGTTCATTGTTTTCAACTATTTCGTCTAGTAGTCCTAGGCTATCAAGTTCGTCATTGATCCACTCTACTGGATCCCCGTCTCTACCTTTTTGTGTACCATATGGCATATCTTCTGAAAAGTAATCAAACAGGGCCATATATAAATCTGTATCATAAATTGCAAATACATCGCCATCCATTTGCATCTTTTTAGTTTCTGCTGGAAACTTGCGAAGAATGTCCATAACATTCTTTTGGTCAATATTTCTATTTACTACTTGTGGGTAGTCAGTATCATCTTCACTTACTGATTCGCCCATTCCGGCATGCATTGCCGCCATATGCTTCTTGTACTTTTTAGTACCTTTTTTGTGTGGGCTTTTGCCTTCTGCAACTTTAGGATCGTTACAGTTGCAATGTGGACAATCTGCAGGACATTTACAGTCTTCTCTTTTAACGTCTGCACCACAGCACTTGTCTGAACAGTGTGTGTCTTTTTTAGATTCGGTTGTAACTGACTCTGGAACACAATTATTAACTCTTGTGTCACCTTTCATTTTGGTTCCTTGCTTTTTATAGCCTTTCCAACATTTAGGATCTAATCTTCTTCGCTCTTCATCAAGCTGTTCTTTATTTAGAATATGGTCTAAATTCATTTTTTTGCCCTTTTTATTCCTCTGCTGAACTTGGCGGTATCTTGGGCTTTTATACTATTCAACAGGCGACGCTCTAAATCTAGGGCGACATCAGGGTCATAATTCTCACGGATATTGTTGATAAGATTGATGCAACTATTAATTACATTCAATCCTCTACTCTCAACAATATTGCCTTTGTCTGTTACAGATTTCGTTAATCTAATTTCAGACAGCTCATCCAAGATACTACGTGTTTTCTTTTGCAAGGGAATACCTCATTTAAAATAGTTGTAGTTGTTTGTATTTATTGTCTTTAGATTATTTTGTTATTGTTTTTGAGAACAATTGGTGCTCCCACAGTTCTCATCACAGACCAATAAACGCCCATCCTTATAACTTTTCTTCTTCCATAGGTCTGTAAAACCATTAAACCATTTGATACATGTTTCTATATCATGTTCAAGTGCATTATATTCTGACATTAACTCAGTTAACTGGGCATTTAATGGTTCCATATATGTTTTTTTACCATATGTATTTGGAAAGAAACCAGTATAACAACAAGGAGCAACATCGCCATTGGCCGCAATATAAATCCTGTTGTTCTGTAATGTATCACACCCAAGTTGAATATCGTCAACTGTTGGATCAAACCGCCAGGCTGTATTATCTACAGTACGAGATTCAGAACGTTCATCAACAAACATAGTTTCAAAGTCTGTTGTACCGTTGTAATCTCCTAGTATGTGTGTTAGTTCTTTGTTGTCGTTAAACACTGGACCTGTATCTCGTCCATGCTCAATCAGTTCAAATGTTTTAAAACCAAAATCAACACTCAATTGGCGCATTTCTTCAATTTGATGTACATTGTGTTTGAATTTAATACATTTCCATATAGCATGGCCGCCTGCACCAATATATGTTAATGCATTCTTAATAACTGTTTGATATCGAGTATTTTGTCTGTATAAACTGTGTACTTCATCAATACCGTCAAGATCAAAGTATACTTTTGTATTTGCTTTAGCAAGTCTTTGCCAAAACTCTTTGTTTCTAGCACCTCCATTGGTACTGATAATAATTTCTACATCTGAGTTTGTTTCTCTAAGGTACTCAACAATGTCAACAGAATCTGGATTCATTACCATGTCTCCATAGTTACCATTGATTGTAAATTGTGTAAGTTGCTTGAGAAAAGTAGGATTAAATATATGCTTGGCTTGATCCAGCGTCATATAAGTTTCAGGATATCCGTCGTTAAAGGTGAATCCATTAAAGTTGCGTGGACATTGTGGGCATTTTGCATTGCATAGTGTAGTTAGTTCAAGATGTATTTCACGTATATCTTCATACGTGATCATGATTTTAAACCAGCCAGCATGTTCTTTAACTTGCTACCGTCTACACTTGCACCAACTTTGGCTGTATCCAAGTTAGGTTTGTCAGTTACACTAGAAGTTTTAATCTTTCCAAGTATATCACTACTTGCTTCAACTGGACCTCTATCTTGTCCTTCTTCACCGGGATCTGTAATACGTAAACTTTCTAGATTAAATTCTAAGTCTACCTTTTGACCAACACCACTACTGCTTCTTGTTTTCATTAACTGTATTTGATATCTACCACGTTCACGCATTGCACGACTTGTAAAAATACCAAAAACATTATCAGCAGTATTAATTTTACTCAATCCACCAGCAATATGCGAATGATCAAATTCTATTTCTTCAACTGCACTTCTGTTCAACTGTGATGCAGTAATCATTAATACGTTTAGTTCTTTTGATAAATTACGTAGTTCTTCACTTACATACTTGTCTTTAATAAACAAATCATTTGGACTTACTTTTGCACTAACTGGCATAACAAGATCAAGATAGTCAATCATTACAAAATCAACTTTCATGCCAGTCTGTACTTGAAGTTCTTTAAGATAACTTCTAATCTGATTAACATTGCTTTG